AATGATTCATCAATTTTTTTAGACATTGTCTATCTCCATAGAGTTAATAGTGTTCTATTGATAAATATTTGGAAAAAATGTTTTTATCGTTTTCGCTTTGATGCCTTGTCTATTTTATCTTGTTCAGATTTCTTTTGTTTGACAAGCTTATCAGTATAAAATCTTCGTAAATATATAGGCATATTATATACATCACTAAATGTAAATCCGCCCTCACTAAAATAAATTAGATTAAATATGCCCTCATGTACAATGGGCCGGTATTCGGGAGTTACCGGGAGGGCCAGAAGAAATTTACTGCTATTGGTAGTTCTAATTCAGAAACTTCACCACAAAAACCACAATTAAATACTGTTGTGAAATCTATATCTGGCATGTGATCTGAATAGTATGCTCTATAAGCCCTAGAATCCATAGCAAAAAATTCATTCTCTATAAAATTATTAATGAATGCTGACTCTTTGTTACCATCAACAGAAACTAATTGTTTTCTTAATCTCGTAGTAACTTCCTTTGTACGACCACCCATAGTCTTTTTCATTTTTACAATATCCCTAGTAGCATCAGCTTCATCTTTATGAGTCATGAACTTAAACTCTATTTTTCTTTTAGACTGAGGAAGTTCATATTCAAAAATATTAGCATTTTTAAAATATTTTTCATCAATTTCTTTATGTTTAAATGTTGTTAAGTCATATTCACAATTCTTCTCAGTTTCACCACAATCTGGACATACTGTGTCAACACTATAGATCTTTCCATAACCAAAAATTCTTGATGCAACCATAATAGCATTCTTATCACCTATCATAAGCTCATTTAATGTTACTTTAGATGCGATAAGAGACTTAAGAAGTTCATCTAATACTACTCCCTTCTGTATTAAATTCTGTGAAGTGAGAATATCCTCTTCCTTTGCAGTCATGTATTTTACTTCTATTGTTCCACCACTGAGTACGTGTCCTTCTGGATACAATAAACCCTTACTAGGTAAGTCCACTACTTCCGTAGGGAAACCTTGTTGTTTTTCAGCCATTATAACTCCTTGTTATTTGTTCTATTTACAACTGTTATCTTTTCTCATCAAAGACAGAATGCCACAAATGTATTTGATGATGTTTAAAATTTTAGAATTGCAATATTGCGTAATCGTATCTAAGTGTGCAAGTCATTTCTACTGGATCAGATGTTGACCAATCAAGATCACCAAAAGCAGCTGACTGAATATAGGCACCTACAAGTTGCCATTCTTCAATAATATCTCCTACTGGTCCAAGTAGATTAAAAGTAATATTTTTCTTATAAAAATCTGAATATCCATCACGTCCAGTTACTGATTCGTGAGATAATCGCACCCATTCCATTACAGCTTGTGCTGCTGAAGGTACGATTGGATCATACATTGTTATGTCAATGGTTTGCCATTCCCCCTTACCCTTAATATACCGTTTTACGTTTATATGATCAAGTGTTACTTCTTCAAACTCAATACTTGGACGACTTGCGGCTTTTATGGTGTAAGCTGGAATGCCCTCGATATACATGATAAACCGATTCTGAACCTTTGGTTCGAATTGTGTAAACATGATGTCATTAGGATCAATCAATTGTGGCATTCTAGTTCTCCTGTTACAATTTTATCGATAATAAATATCATTAAACAAGAAAAAATTACAGATAAAACGAAAAAGCCCAGAGGTTTAGTCTGGGCTTCTAAGTATTTTTAGATCAGCTTATGCTGGAAAGCTTGCTCCTGTTGGTTGTACGACAAAATCTAATACAATGAACTCAACCGAACGAGCAGGTTGCAGATAAATCTGTCCAACCAACTGATTACGATCGATAACGTCCGCTGTGTTATTTGTATCGTCCATTACAACTCTGAAAGCAGTCAATCCTTGATTTGATTGTACTGAATCTAGATAAGGATTCACGATGTTTAAGAAGCGATTCCTCGTAGCAACTGTATTGTTTTCAAACAATAAGTAACGAGAAGAGCTAGCAATAAACTTCTTAATCCTAATAAGCATTCTACGTACATTAATACGATCAAGTGCTGATGGTTTTGCTTGCAATGTTTTTTGACCAAAAACTACAACTCCCTGTCCTGGGAATGATGCAATTGGATTAACACGTCCTTCATAGAGAATATCTCTTTCAGCATGTGTCAATCTTGTTTTTGCTTCTAGAACATTAGCTAAGCCACCACGATTAAGACCTGCAGGTGCAAACCATTCATGTGCTACTCTATCATTCTGAGAGAACACTCCTGGAATTACAACTGAAGGTGGTACCCATGTTGGCAAATTGATGCTATCATCCAGAACTTTCACCCATGGATAATATGTTGCTGCATAATTTGTATCTAAGCTCTGTATTGCGTTAGTACATGCAGATATTCCATCACCCCATGCAGAGTTATCAAATATGTAAAATGCATCGCCCCTATTCTTAACCATATCCATACCATGATTAATTGGATTAGGGTGTAGTGTGTAAATTAAACCAGGTGTGGCGAGTAGATTAATATCAAACTCATCCTGATTACTTACAGCATTCAATGCCATCTTGTATGCTTTTGATCCACTTGCAGTTGAAGTTGAACAATCAAACCCTTGTTGGTTAACTCCAGTAATATCTCCTGCTGTGTTCTTTTTAATAGCCGGGTTAGCGCCATCAAATCCGCCTTGAAAAGCTACTGTGAACTTATGCTGAGAAACGTTAGATGTTCCTAATGCAAGTTGTGATGCACTAGTAGCAAACGTTGCAGATCCACCAAAATCAGCTGCCTTTGCATCAGCATGTCCCCACATATCATTAAGACTGAAAGTCACATTGTTATATGATTTAGCTGCAGTATCTACTGGTGCCATATAGGTTCTATTATCAGCAGAAGAGAAATTAAATCCATAAAATGCTGTGGTATCAAATTCCCCTGTGTTGCTATTTTGCTGTGTTGCAGTATAAGCCGCAGGTGGAACATCAAATTGGTCTCCAATCAATGATGCAGTTGCAAATGAATTTACCATCTTTCCATGTCCAAATGGTACGTTTGTGTTAACACCGCCAGTTTTTACATCAGGATGTGGTGAAACATAAATGATTTTTGACATATTTGGCCAATCACCATTATAAGTTAATTTGCCATCAGTATCAATAGATACCCATCTATCACCAATTTTACGAGCAAAATAATTTGCTGAATTTGGGTCTAGGTTAAGGTTATCCCACTGTTCTACAATTGTGTCATCGCTTTCCTTCCAAGTTAGTGAATCTAGTTGTCTTACCTGTAATGAAAACGTTCCCCAATCAGAACCTGCTACATCAGCTGCTCGTTTTATATTGGTAATACCAATCTTATACTTGCGCTGTGTATCAACTTCGCCATGCGACCTCATGTATACTTTAAAAAGATCTGCTGTTCCGCCCTCAATTTTTTGAGATGTTACATACGGTGTGGAAGCATTCTGATAATCTTGACTTAAAGAAATATTTTGAATTGATCCTGATACAACAGCTGACGATGAAGCATGTGACTCCATTGCTGCTTTAAATACTTTATATAAGTAATATGGTGATTCCTTTCCATTTGCTTTTGTTACGAGTGGATTCGAGCTAAATACATTTTCAATAAAATTTGCGTTTGCTGAAGTGAATGAGCAAGATACAGCAAATGATCCAGTTGTTACTGAGAATGCAGCCATTGTTCCTTCTACTGTGCTGCCAACGAATCCACCTGCAGGATTGGAATTTGTTGCACTTGGTGCTAATACTGCATATGTACGATAGGCATCGGATCCGGATTGATGTGCACCTATATGCATAGCTGCAGTTGAATATCCTCCAAGCCCTAATACTCTAACTATTGTTACTGTGCCAGCACTACGTAAGTACTCTCGCACTGTAAATGGGACATATAAGTCTTGAGAAAGTTCCCCGAACATCTCCTTAAAAGCATTAAAATTGTTTACTACTGTCGGTACAAATGCAGGTCCTTTATTAGTTGGTCCTATAATTGCAGCGCCAATTTCAGCAATGCCTTGTGGGAGGAACGATAAATCCTTTTCACGAGTAAATACGCCCGGTGATACTATTCTCTCTGCCATTTGAATTCTCCAGGTTATTTTTTTATGAAATTAATACTATAATTCTAAAAATAAATATACACTAAAGATATGAAAAGTTAAAAAGATGCAAAAGTTAATTTACATTTATTAGATTAGTTATTTTATGCAGTTTCTTTAGCAGCTTCTTTAGCTGGTGCGGCTGCCGGTGCCGGCGTAAAGACTCCTGTTGCAGGATCTAATTGACCTACCCCATACTTTTCATTGAAAGATTGAGCAAGTGTTTGCTCACTTCCTTGTAGTGTTCCTAATTCAGTTAATAGAGCATCTTCTAAGTCACCTAATGCTTCATGTTGCTTATCATGAGCTATCTTTTGCATTGCTAAGTTACCCATTCTCATCTGAATATTTTGATATGATGTTTGCACATCAGCTAATTGCTGCATTTCATCATCAGTAAATTTGACTTCTTT